AGAATTTGAAAAAATGTTTTAGAAATCTAAAAAAAGGTATTGACAATTTAACTTTAATGTGCTATACTAAGTTTAGAAACCTGAACAGAGGAGGTGAAGCGATTGGAGTTTGACTATGCAAAACTTCGCGGGAGGATCCGTGAAGTATGCGAAACGCAGGAACGGTTTTCTGATCTGATGGGGATGTCAAAGCCCACAATCTCGGCAAAACTGAACAACAAGTCGGAGTTTACACAGCCGGAAATCATCCGTGCGGTTGAGGTGCTTTCCATCAATCTCGATGAGATTTCATCTTATTTTTTTACCCCGAGCGTTCAGAAAACTGAACCCGCCACCCCCGCACCCGACAAGGCAGAGTGAGAAAGGAGGAACAATATGGAAAAGTTGAGGATCCAGAAGAGAGACCCGCAGGACAGCAGCAACAACAGCACGGCTGTCCGGGTCAGCCGCAAGGCGCTGGCGCTGGTCGCAGACATCTGCGAGAAGACAAACCGCCCGCAGATCGAGATCGCCAGCCGCCTGATCGAATGGGCATACGAGCACGTCGAGGTCGTTGACGACCTGGGGGAGTGAGGAGACTATGGCAAAGACCAAGGACCCGCCGCTGCCGCTGGTGATCTGGGCAAACATCGGCAAGTGGCAGACCATCCGTGGCATCGAGGATGCCCAGCTCGCCTCCGTCCTGCTGGTCAAGAATCTGGCGGACAGGCGGAGAAAGATGTATCTCACCATCGAGGAAATGGGGAACATCTGTAAACTCCTGGCCATTGAGCCGGAGAAATTACTGGAAAGGTAGGAAAACAACATGAACCTGAAAGACATCCCGGAATCCGAGAAATCCGAGCTGCTGAGCACGCTCCAGGCTGTCGTAGGAGCACTCGAGGAAGAAGCGGAAACCACCGAGGAGAACGCACTGCCGGAAGAGCTCGAAGCAGCGATCAAGGAACTGCACAAACTCGCTGCTAAGCACGACAAGACGTTCATCATGGCGATGGAGACGCATGATACCGATGAAGCCTCCGGCCAATGCTTATCATGCTACGGAACAATCGGCAAGCAGCTCAAGCTGATTTGTGCGATGCTGGAGCAGATCGCAAAGGCAGCTCACAAGCCAACTCCCGACATTCTCAAGGATATCACCAAGTACTTGCTGCTGCGTGAATTGCTGTCGGATGATGAGGAGGGCGACGATGCTACAGAGTGAGTTTGAAACACACACCGGCATCTATCCAGATGCGATTCTGTACGAGTGCATCGAGCAGGTGTACAACAGAGGACCGTGGGACAGCAAGGCGCAGTTCTGCCACGCCTACAAATTCAACGAGGACTATTTGGCGGAGAAGATCAAGTGGATAGCGAACCAGCGCATGATCGAGCTCGGCGATGGTACAGCACAGCAGCAGAAGACCCGGGCGAAGATGGCATCCACCATCAAAGTCCTGACCGAGGAGCTCGAAGGGCTCGAAGCCGCCTACAACAAGGCGCTGCATGATATGCTCTCCCCGTCGCTGTGTGCGTTGATTCAACAAAGAGTGAAGGAGTTGTTGAGATAATGAACGGATTTACATGGTTTTGCATTGTCATCGGGCTGCTGATGCTGTCGCTGTTTTTGTTTGCCGGCGCCGAGGAGGCGGACGAGCAGGAGCGGCAGGAACAGGCGGCACGGGCTGAGCGCTATCACCGGTTCCGGCAGTGGCAGGCGGATCACCAGCTGATGCGGGATATGCGGGATGCGACATTCGATGTGGCTGCGTGGTACGGTCGCATCGAAGATCTGAGGGAGGCGCAGTAGTGGATGAGCATATCGAAAATCTGCGGATGCGCATCCGGCTGACTGAGATGATGCTGGAAAAGAGGGAGCGTGCCTATCACGAAGCGGCGCTGCATGGCTCAGAGCTGCAACGGATGGCACGGCTAAAGAAGTACAGAGAAACGGCGAACGAGCTGGCAAGGCTGAGAGCGATCGCAGAAAGGATGGAGGCGGAATGAGGAGCTTCGGAGGCGTGGCGACCAAAAACCGCATCAAGCAGGAATGCGACAGGTATGTCGCTGAGAATCTCGAAGAAATCCGGTATCAGCTGTTCTGCGAGATCGCACAAGACAACATCCGGCAGGCTGAGGCTGTGTTCCTGTGGGCGATGAGCCTCCACGGATACGGCACGAAGCGTCTGCAACAGATGCATCGGTGGTTCGTGGATGCACTACAGATGCCGAAGATCATGGGACAGACACCGGCAGCAACGGACTGCATGGAGCTTCTGGCAGATCGGCACGGGATCGACTTCTCTGAGACGATCGTCAGACTGGACAGGGAGGTGGTGAACGATGGGACGGAAGATTGATTCAGAGCTGCGTGCTCAGATCGTCGATGCCTACATCGCAGATCCTGCGATCCGGCAGAAAGAACTCGCACAGCGGTATCACATCGGTGTAAGCACCGTGCAGCGTATCATCCACGATCAGGTGGAGGCCGGCAAGTGCGTGAAGCCCGACCGCAGAAGGCGCAGCGTAAAGCGCAACCCGGACGGCTCTGAGGGCATCACGGAAGCGGAGATGGATCAGAAGCACGCCGAGGCGATGAAGAAGCAGAACGAGGAGCGGCACCCACGCACATCCGACTGGATGGATCACATCACACCGATCCACCAGCGAAAAATGGAGCTGGAGAATGCGATCGAACATAAGCAGATGGAGCTGGAGAAGGCGAAGCAGGAGTACAGGGACTTCCTGGCGACGCTGCGGCAGCTGTTGGAGGAGAGCGTATGAAAAGAGGCATCAGCATCGAGTACGACATGCACGAGGACTGCTACATCATCCAGAAACAGCGTGGCACGCTGACGCTGGAGGAGATCCAGCAGGCGCTCAACGAGTACCACGGCGAGGATCAGTTCTTCATTTTCTTTGATACAGAGCAAAGCTTCTACGACGAGCAGGGCGTCTGGATCGACGTGGAGCCGAAGGGCGACTGCGTGAAGGCGTACACCTACGACGTAGTGAAGAGGATGTTTAAGAAGGAGGTGAAGACATGAAAGCATTGAAGTGTATAGGATTCCGTGTGGGGGAAATCGAGATCGAGAACACGCTGGAGGCATTGCAGAAGGCTGTCGGTGGATACATTGAAACGCTGACTCTGATCCCCGGCAAGGCCGTGGTGGTCATCAACGAGGAGGGCGTGCTGCTGAATCTGACGCTGAACCCTGCGGCATCTGCGCTGGCTGGAGTTCGCATTGTCGGCCCCGCTCTGATCGTCGGCGTATGTGAGGACGACTTTTGCGACCTCGATCCCGATACTGCACGGAGGATCATCACAAAAAAGAAAAGCACCTGACCGAATAGCCGGTACAGGCGCAGAAGAAAGTATACACCTATAGTTTACCACAGAAAGGACGGAAAGTCAAGTGGATATTGCAGATCTGAACCTGTCCGTGCGGGCATACAACGCCGTATGCCGGGCAGGCATCAAGACCATCCCGGAGCTGTACGAGAAGTACCAGCTCGAACCGGAGTGGCTGCACAGGGAGATCGGCCCGAAGCACATGCACGAGGTCGGCGACGCTCTGGCACTGCATCGGGAGGAGGTCTGGGAGGAGAACAGGAAGGAGGATGATACGACCATGAATGCAGACAACGGGAACACCATCTCCATCGAAAGCCTGTATCTTACATCCATGCGCACCGACCTGAATGCCATGCTGCAAAAGACGGTCGCCAGTATGCTGGAGAAGAGCAGCGACGAAGCTGCCGTCACGCTGAAAATCAACATCGGGCTGTTCCGATCCTCGGACGGCTCCGGCATCATCAAGCCGACGATCACCCACAAGGTGACGTCGGCGATCACCAGCAGGGAAACCGTTGACGGATATGTATCCGGAGACTATGCGCTGGATTTTGACGAGGAACAGGAAAGATACACCATGCGAGAGCTGCCGCCGGAGGGCGGGCAGATGACGCTGATCTGAGGAGGAAAATCATGTGGGACTACGAAGATACACTCCGCCGGCTGAATGAGGAGACGCTCCGAGCGTGCGAGCGCCGCTTCCTGGATCCGGATGCGGACTATGACGACGATGAGGAGGATGACGATGATCCGTACCTCGACTAACAACATGACGCACGAGCAGTGGATTGAGGCACGCCGCAGCTCGATCGGCGGCTCGGATGCCTCGGCGATCGTCGGGCTCAATCCGTACATGACGCAGTACGAGGTCTGGGCGTCGAAGATGGGGCTGATCCAGGAAAAGCCGGAGACCGAAGCCATGCGGCTCGGGCACGATCTGGAGGATTATGTGGCAAAGCGATTCGAGGAGGCATCCGGGAAGCGTGTGCACCGTGAGAATGCGATCCTGCGGAACGGGCATTTCCCGTTTGCACACGCCAACATCGACCGCCGGATAGTAGGAGAGAAAGCCGGCCTGGAATGCAAGACGACCAGCGCCCTGAACCTCAAGAAATTCGCAAACGGCGCCTACCCGCCGACCTACTATGTGCAGTGTCAGCACTACATGATGGTGACAGGCTGGAAGAAATGGTACCTCGCCGTGCTGGTGCTGGGCAAGGAGTTCCTGTGGTTTGAGATCGACCGGAACGAGGAGGATATCGCAGCCCTTGCGGAGGCGGAGCGCACGTTCTGGGAGTACGTAGAGCAGAAACGGGAGCCGGATGCAGACGGCAGCGCCTCCTGCTCTGAGATCCTCTCACAGCTCTACCAGCGGGCGGAGCCGGAGACCACCGCAGACCTGACGCTGCTGCGGAAGTACCTGCTGCAACGCTCAGACGCTGCCTCCCAGATCGCCACGCTGCAAGAGACCGTGAGCGAGTGCGACAACCGCATCAAGCAGTTCCTCGGCGAGACCGAGACCGGCACCTGCGACGGCTACCGGGTGACCTGGAAGAACGGCACACGGACAGGCATCGACACCAAGAAACTGAAAGCAGACCGCCCTGAGATCTATCAGGAATACATCAAAACGACCACATTCCGCACCTTCAAGGTGCAGGAGGATAAGGAGGAAACATAATGGCAACCAAAAACGACGGCATCATCCAGAAGGCAACAACAGCACAGGCAGCTCCGGCAAGACCGGAGGCGGAGCTCAACACCCTCATCAAGCAGATGCAGGGTGAGATCAAGAAGGCGCTCCCCTCCGTCATCACGCCGGAGCGATTCACACGCATGGTGCTGACGGCAGTCAGAAACACCCCGAAGCTCGCACAGTGCGATAAGATGAGCTTCCTGGCTGCCATGATGACGGCTGCACAGCTCGGCGTCGAGCCGAACACACCGCTCGGGCAGGCGTACCTGCTGCCGTTCTGGAACAGTAAGCGCCAGTGCAACGAGGTACAGTTCCAACTCGGCTACAAGGGTCTGATCGACCTCGCCTACAGATCCGGCGAAGTGGAGACCATCCAGGCGCACTGCGTGTACGAAAACGATGACTTCGAGTATGAGTACGGTCTGGAGCCGAAGCTCTCCCACAAGCCCGCCAAGGGCGAGAAGGGTGAGTTCGTCGGCGCATACGCTGTTTTCCGCACCAAGTCCGGAGGCTACGGCTTCGACTATATGAGCAGCTACGAGATCGAGCAGCACGCTGCGAAGTACTCCCAGAGCTACGGCAAGGGATACAGCCCGTGGAAGACTAACTTCGAGGAGATGGCGAAGAAGACCGTAATTAAGCGTGTGCTGAAATATGCACCGCTGAAAACCGATTTTGTCAAGGCTGTGGCGCAGGACAGCACCATCAAGCAGGAGCTGGCTGCGGATATGTTCGAGGTGTCGGATGTATCCTATGTGGAGACTGACATCACGGAGGTCGAGCCTGCGGAAGAGGCGGCTGAGAATGTATAATCGTGTGATATTGATGGGGCGGCTCACCAAGGATCCGGAGCTGCGCACCACTCAGAGCGGCATTACTATGTGCCGCTTCTCGGTGGCGGTGGAGCGAGGATACGCCAAACAGGGCGAGGATAAACAGACGGATTTCTTCGAGGTGACGTGCTGGCGCCAGACTGCCGAGTTTGTGAGCCGATATTTTTCCAAGGGTCGCATGATCCACATCGAGGGCACGATCCAAAACAACAACTACACCGACCAGAACGGCGTGAAGC